TTGGTAGTCGTGTTGCATGGCTTCAGGGGCCGTGATGTTGTAGAGCTCGCGGGTGATGAGTTCGGCGCGCTCCTGCGACGTGTGGTCGTCGTTGGCTGAGATTAGGATATAGCTCATAAGTCGTAGTGGTTTGTGATGTTGCGTTCGATGCCAAGGCGGCGCTCGCTTTGGTCGCTGGAGTAAACGACGACCTCTTGTATAAAGCCGTTGAGGTAGTCAGAGCCTGAACCCCCGATTGTCCCGCTTGCTGAAATACCGCTGGACAGGGTTGTGGTTCCCGCGCTTGTTCCGTTAAGGAACGCTTCCGCATCGCCCTGCGTCGCTCCCGCGATAAGGGTGTGGAGGTTGTTGTTCGTGTTTGCCGCTGGCGTGATGTTTGCGGCGGCGTAGCTGTATTGGAAGTTCCCGCCCGCAATGACCGGAGCGTACCACCTATTGGGCGAGCCGCTCAACTGGATGGCCCGTTGGATGCCTGTCGTGTTGCTCAACTTAAACACGGCGAACGAGCTCATGTTGCCAATGTCAAGGCCCGTGCTGTCGAAGGGGAGGGCGTCGTTGCCAACAAACCGAAGCGCGGGACGTCCGTCCAAAGGAATGAGTCCGGAGGTGTTGTAGAGAAGTGGCTGGGCCGAGTTAGTGCTCTGCGTGACGTCATTGCCGTTGCCGCTTTGGTCGTACCACTTTTTGACCGTGAGGTTGCTACCGTTGAAGAAAGCGTCGCACGCGGCGATGTCCAAGTTCCCGTCAGAGTCGAACCCGATGTCAAGTTCTTCCGAGTCGTTAGAGCGACGCACCCGAATGGCCGCCCCGGTGTAGTCGCTGTTCAGCTTGCGGAGGGAGTAGGCCGCATGGGCACCCCCGTACGCGTCAAGCAACGGCGCGTCCTCCACTTGGTAGGCTCCCGAGTGCAGGGCCATGTCCTTCTCGATGTTCTCGCGGTTGGCCGACTGGTCGGTGTTGTAAAGCACCATCTCAGTGAGCTTGCCACCAAACCCGAACGAGCTGTAGTTGCTAATGCCGATGTCTGTCCAGCCCTGCGTGCCTGCGGCCTCATGGACAACGATGGCTCCATTCGAGTGCGACGCGCCGTTTGTCACCATCATTGTATGCAACTCGTCGCGCGTTGTCGTGCCGTAAACGATGCCCGGCTTCACCCCGTTCACGTAAAGGGTAGGCAAAACACCGTTGATGTCGTAGTTGAGCAACAAACTTGGAGAAGTACTGTTATTCTGAGGCACAAAACTTGCCCGAGCCGTCGCGTCAGGGTCTGACAGCATGATAAACGAACCTTCGTCCGTTTGGTAGTGCATATACGCATCGACTCGGTCCTGGCCGTAAAGGTCAGCGCTGTCGATAGCGAACTTGTCGTCGCTTCCGTCGAAGTCAAGGGCGGGCTTGCCGTTGACCGTTTGAAGCACGCCGCCGATGATGATGTTTGGCCTCGCCGAAGTGCCTGTTTGTTCGGCGTCGTTGCCGTTACCTGACTGGTCGTAAAAAGTACGCACCCGGCCGTCATATTCACCCACAAAGTCCTGCAATGCTTGCAAGTCGATGCTGTCACCCTTGAAGCCGATGTCCACCAATGCGTTGTCGCTTGACCTCTGCACGCGAATGCACGGCCCGAGGTAGGCCGAACGCAAGAGGCGCAAGCCGTAGGCCGCCGCCGCGTTGGGGTGCTTGTCGAGGAGCTTGTCCTGTGGGCGTGGGAACACCTGTTGGCTCCGGTAGTCGAGGATATGAAAGGTGAAGCTCGAAGCGCTGTTGACCCGTGCGCGATGCACGGCAAACGGAAGGGGCGATGTCCTGTCGTGAGGGATGGTCATGCCCAAGCTAACGGAGTTTGAGCCATCGACCAAACGGAACTCGATGACCTGTGAACCATGTGCCCCGCTTGTGGTGATGCGGAGCTTGTCCCCCACCTTGTAGTTGTTTCCTCCCGTGTTGGCTGTGATGGTTGAGAGCGTGCCGTCAGCGAGGAACGTGTAATTGAAGAAAGCGCCCGATCCTTCCCCGGTTAGTGTGGTCGAGGCGACGTTGCCCGAGGCCGCACCCGTGTGGGTGAAGGTGCCGTTTGTTATGCCCGGCACTTGGTTGGACACAGGGCCAAATGTGTCGCTTGCGGTGGCTCGAATAGATGCGGCATAAAGATGCCCGAACGGCACAACGAGTACAGGCACGTCACTTGTAGAAGGTGCGGCGAGGTGGCCGTTGACCTCCACAAGGTCGTCCGTATTGGTGCCCGTAATGACCGAGCGAAGTTTCCAGTTGTTCATGTGAGTGGTGAAATGCAAGAGTTGTGTTCGTAACCGACGGTCACGGAAAGGTTCAAGAGGACGCCGGACAGCACGTTGCTTCCCTCCTCCTCAAGGGGGACGGTGGAGGCGCTTGCCACGTCAAAGCGATGGGCAAAGGTGAACACCTCCCCACCGCGCTCCATGTCGGCCAAGATGTCCTCGGCTACTTGTTCGGCGTTTGTGATGGCACCCTTTTGAAAGTCCACCTTGGCTTCGCTGTTGGGCGGGTTGTCAAGGATGTAGACCTCGAATGAGTAGGTCTTTGAGCTTCCTTCGTAGCTGGCTCCCGTGTACACGAGGTGAAGTATGGGGTAGGTTTCGAGCTTGTCGAGATCGACGTCGGAGGGTGAGCCGAAACTGAAGGTCTGCACGAACGGGTTGGACGCGACGAATGCTTCGAAGCGGTTGACGATGTTGGTGTAGGTGATCATGCTGTGGCTTGCTTGCGTTGAAACTCCAAGTCTTTCAGGAATGCGAGGTGGGTGAATACGTGACCGACTGTGAGCTTCGTGACAGCTTCGACGCGAAGTACGTCCTCGCCCGCGAGAGCATGGAGGACGGGGTACCACCCCCACTTGTCGGCAAAGTCGTTGCCATCTTCGCTGCCTGAATCAAAGAGGACTGCAAAGTGTTCAGCAGTTCGCTTCTGGTAGTCGAAAAAAAAAGCAGCGCACCCGCCACTTGATCCGCTGGCATATCGAGGAATGCTTCCGCATCCTCCTTTGCTGTGTAGGGCTCGATCTCGTAACGCTCCCCCCACTCCCTGCTAACAGGACGAAAGAGCAACGCCATGACCTTGTGCGCGTTTTTCCAGAAGTCCCCGCAGTGCTGCTCCGCGTCGATCCACTCCCCTGCCGTGAACTCGTCCCAGTTTGGAATGAATCCGTAGCGGGTGCCATTGAGGTCGAAGGTCGTAAGGTGCTTGTGCGTCTCGGCCTCTCTTAGCGACTGCAGGTGCTCATAAGCTCCCTGTATCAACGTACGGGGCATCTCACGCAATTCAGGCCATTCTACGCCCGTTACAGCCCCAACGCAGGTCATGGGGTCGTCGGACGTCTCCAGCACCTGAAGTTGGCGCAGGGTCAAGTCGGCAAAAGATGCGGGTAGGGCGAGCTTCACATTCATAAGACGCAAAATATTGAAATGCTTACGCTGTGAAAGTTAAGGCAAAAAAAAAGGCCCCGCTTGGGGGCCTGTTAGTTAAGGGGTTGCGAAGTTTCAACGCTTCCCGTCATACGTCCAGTTGGCCGTCACCATGCCTTCGGTGATGTGCATGTGGTCGCATGATGTGTGCGGGTCTTTTGCATTTGTCCAAAACACCCGGCCCGTGCCAAAATTTTCAACCTTCGCGGCGATCCTTCCGGTTTTTGTTGTGCGTGTTTCCAACACCGTCACCAAATCGGTCATTGTACCCTCACTGCCCAACTTGGAGTAGGTGACAAAGTAAGAATGTCCTTCAGTGTATGCCTCGCCATAAGTGGTGGGTGTTTGAAGCTTTACGGTAGTGATCTTGATGTTTTCCATACCACGAAGATAAGGCACCGCTTCCATTTGTCCAAGCTCTGGGACACTTTATTTTAGCCGAGGGCATACGTTCCGAAGTTGGGGTTGGTCTGTGTATGGGTGATTGCATACCTGCTTGCATCAATGAAGTGGTTGAACGCATCCACGGGTTCGTTGAGCTGTCTGCCGTTCTTGTCCTCCTTCCACTTGTAGTTCCTCAGCTCCTTGATGCCGTTGACACTGCGGGAGGTGACGCCCAAGGGACGGGACCGCAAGAAGTCCAGACCTGCCTCC